ACTCTCAGGGTTATTACTAATACCATACTCTTCAGACCTAGCAACTTGCAGGCCTAAAACTTCTGGTACAGACGTTAATGCTCCACCTCCTGACGCATCAGAAAGCAAGTTCTTTCCAACTAAAATATAAGATATTCTGTCTTCTTGAAGTATAAGTATGTCTGTCTGCCTTGCGTGCATTTTTCTAATAGGACCATAAGAAGTTTCTAGTGTCTTAAAGTTTGCTAAAGCCAAATTAAATTGGTTCAACTTATTTAGGTTTGTTTCTTGATTAAAGTTACCGCTATAGGTTATATCAGAAAAACGATGAACCTCTCTGTATTGCTCTTCAGCTACCGAAGTAACTTTTTCTCCTAGTGATAGAGATGGCTTTACTAAGGCATCTAGCACCCTGTCGCTTTCTACACCATTACCAAATGTGTAGCAATTAAAAAATGTTAAGTCTATTATAGCTGGTAAACTAGCTGTTTGGTCTTGGTCAGCATCTTCACTTCCTGATAAATGAAACCCATTAACAATATCGAATGTCTGCTCATTTTCGTAATAAAGCTCGTCATTAGCAGGTATTGGCTCAGTCTCAAACACCATTAAAGTTGATGCTCTAGTAACTATTGTTTCAATTGATACAAAAGAATTTCTTTTATCAGGATCACTACATTGAGGAGTTCCTGTTTGAAGAGACATAAACTGCCTTCCTGTTCCTGTTTCTTCTTGAAAAAACACTACTGTTCTTCCTGCACCTCCAGGCGCACTTGTTGCTTGAGGGTCAGAATAATAAATAACTTTATTTGGAACTTGACCAGTAATGTTAGGTGATTGAATTGTTATTTCTTTATCATTATTATTAAGTGCTGTTATTGCTCCTATATTTATATATATAAATGGTGATTGCTCATAATACACTATATCTCCTAATCCATAAGTTCCTGCAACAAGAAATGTTATTGTAATTGGAAAGTTAGGACCTGTTCCTGATTCTGCAAACCAATCCCCTATTCTATTGTATACGGTACTGCTTTGAGCAGGGTAAGAATATATTGTTTCATCAAAAGTTACAGTATTGATTGTATCATCTGATCCGCTAGAAATTCCATTTGTAAAATCTATATTATCTCCTACAGCCCAAGCGTATAAACTATCATAGTCATCACTAGCTACAAATGTCTTATCGTATGTGTAAATACGACCACCACATTTACTACCTCTTTTATTTCTTCTTGTATCTAATTTTATCTGAATAATACTTCCAGCAGGAATATCATAAGGTAAAAATACTGCGTTTTCATCCTCAAGACTAGTAGATACTGTTGCTATAGAATAAGAACCCCTAGATCCATCTTCTCTTTGTATAAAAGAGTTTTCTGGCGCACTAGCATTAAAACCCGATGGCTTTAATTTCATATATGTACCTGTAGGCTGACCACAAGTTCCACTTATAACAGCACCATTAGCATCTTTTTTACATAAAAAATCTTCTATTTGACTTTCAAATGCTAATACTTTTGTACTAGCACAATTAAAAACAGGGCCTGTAGTATCTGTTTTTACATACAGAATACTATTGTCCTTTACTTTATCTCTGTTATCTCCATCAAGCTTAAACCATATAGCACCTGTTTCTTCTTCTTGAAAAAATATTTGAGAGTAAACAGTTCTGTATTCACCTTCAGATTCTTTTATAACAAATTTATATTTTGTTGCCCAATAAGGAGGTAAGTTGTTTAGCTGAACTCTAACATTGTTTTGGTCAATTGAGTTTTCACATGGTATAAAAACAGTGTTATCAGTGTCGACTAATGCAGTGGTGCTTCTTCCGTATTCATCCATGTATACAATAGCAATCTCATAATCTCTATTGCTATGCAAAGACCTTTTAGAAGAATTACTAGAATATAGTCCTACAGCATCTACAGCTGCAAGATATTCGTAAGCATAAGTATTTGTTGGAACAGGATTATTAGGGTCGGTAAAGTCAAGTTCTGCAAATCTTAAACCAGGGATAGTAATACTTATTATATCGTCTCCCAAAGAAGTGCCAATTGCAAAACCATTGTTTACTCCGTTTATACCGAATGCATCATAAACCCATCCGTTTCTAGTAAGTATTTGACAATTATAAATATCAGTTAAAGACGAACCACGGGTTCCCCCCACTAATGCGGCATCAAAACAACTTGATTCAGAAGGTGGCACAAATGCGGTTATAGCATTAAAAAATTCTGGACTACTAGCTAAATCATTAACACTTGAGTAATTTCTTTGCAAATTAAACAAAAAAGTATATACAAATTCATTTTTAGGTTGATTACCATCTTGAGAATATGAGCTATCCCCATCAAATTGACTACTTATATAATTAAACTCTATACCTATCTGAGCGCCTTGAACTAATGCTAATCCTCCAAAGTCTATCTCTATTACAGAGTCAGTTATAGATATAGGAATTCCTATATTGTAAGTTGTATTGTCCTTTGTTCCTTCTATTTCTTCTGCGCTTAAAGTGTTTGATATAAGTGTTAAATCATAGTCTATATCTATCTGCTTACCTACGCTGTTAGCAACATCATATCCATCAACATAATTACCATACATTAATCTATTACCCATTAATGTTTGTGCCTGTGCGACTCTTGGTACATTATCAAATAACCTAAGTAATTGCTCTGCGGGCAATGCAGTAAATATTTTTTTATTAGTAAACGTAATGTTTTCAGAATCATTATCTGACCAACCTTCATCTGATTTGTTAAACCTTTCTATTACATTTACATTTTGACTTGTAGAAAACTTAAAAAGAACATCAACTGAAACTACATTTCTTCCACCTGTTTCAAAAGTTACTCTTACACTATTAAAAGTGTTAACCATTGCAGCGTTGTCAAAAGTCTTGTAATCCAATCTAAAAGGACCAGGGCTAAATGCTGTTTGTGAAAATGGAGATATAGCAGAATATTCCCCATCTTCATATTGCCATCTATAAGCAAAACTCAGGAATAACTCTTCCATATAGTTTTCTCCACCACCTAAATTAAACTGCTCTATAATAGGTGAGTTTAATGGAGGTGCTAGTATAACCCCAATATCTTGTTCGGTAATATTATCTACTCCAGATACAGGAGATAAATAAGTTCTGTTTACATTTATTTTTCTAGGAGGATTTAGATTATCAGTAAAAAACAATAAACCATCAATTAGGTTTATGCCATTCATTATATAATCTTTATCAAAATTTAATACTGAAGTAGATATTACATGATAAAAAACTAAATTTAATTTAGTATTATATGATACTATCAAATCAACTTTCCCTGTTACAATAGAATTAGTATTACTAGGATCACTAATAAACCAGTAGATAGTTTCATTTGCACCATCATCATAAGCGCCAATACATCTAGCGTCATCACTCAACACCTGTCCATTAAACTTTACCTGTACTAGTAGCTCATTTCCCTTTGAGTTTTCTACAGCTCCAATTTCATTTCCTTCACTTGAACCTAGTCTTATATTTAAAGCATCAATGTATTCACCTTGAGGAACTAATCGTTCATCAACGCTTTTATTCATTCGCCCTTTTATGAAATTCTTTTGAATCTTAGCCATATTATTTTATCCACTTGTTTTGACCTCTTAGATTCATTAATAATCTTCCTGGGTGCATATTGCTTATTCTAAGTTTTGCGTTCCTTAGAAGCGCTGATTTCTCTTTTCTAGACCTGTTTATGATGTATTCCTGCACACCATATTTACTTGATAGTATTACATACTTCATGTAAGAGTATACAAACTCTTCAAATAGCTTGTTTACGCTTATTTCAGAGTCGTCTCCATTCTCCATTCCATCAGATACATATTCAAGAACTATTAACTCTCCTGCAACATCTGAACTAAAATTAATTACACCACCTTTTTTGTTTATTTTAAATGTAGGGTTAGCATTTGCCGTCTCTGTATTTAAACCATACCTAGCTCCAACAGGATATTCAAAATACCATAGGCCATTATAAAAATAACCCTCTTGTCCATTGTATGCGCTTTGTTGGTTTAGGTATATAGTTTTATTACTTCCTGTTATTCTATCAAGATCTAATGTAGAGTTTTCAGGCTTTAAAACATTACCATCTTGGTCAAATAAAATCCTGCAATTATTGTCTTGCAAGTATGCATCACTCCAATTAGTTTGAATATTCTCAGTCAATGGAAACAATGTTCCATCTCTATACATTGATATTCTAACCCAATTAACATAGTCTTGTGGCAATACAAATCTTAATGTATCACAAACTTCTAATTCAAGTATCTTAATTTCTTTTAAAGAGTCATAGTTTAATTCCTGTATAGCTCTCTTTGCATGAAATATAATGTTATACCTCTCAACATTATTAATTAGTTTGTCGTTTCCAACATACATAACCATAAAGTTATTTACTATATCATTTAAAGATATGTATTGATACGAACCCCAATTAGCATCTTCGGGTTGGTTTCCGTTATTTTCGTAGTACTGATAATCTGTTATATATGCCATATCTTATGATGTTAGATTGGGTGATTGTTGGGTATCATCCATCTGTTCCTGTGCTTGACCAAATTGAGTTAGTGATATTTCTCGTATTGACATACCTGCGTATTGCAATATTTTGTTTATAATATTAACTTGATCTGATAAAGGTAACTCAAAGTCCTGATAATCAAGTGCTGACTCATCAAACAAAGGTTCTCCTGCTGCTAATGTAGCATACGTCCAATTAGGGTCTTTAGGATATCTAATATACTGAGAAACAACTGTTCCTGCTGTAACAATAGATTCAGGATAAACTGTAATTGTATTGCCTGTATTAACATTGTTTGCACCTCCTAAAACATACGCAGGGAATGAAAGCCCTGGAGTAGTAAGTGGTGAAGAGTTTAAATAAAATATTTTGTTTTGAGATACTCTCTCTATTTCTGTTATTCCTTTTGTACTTAAAATTGAATAAGATGTGCCTCCAAAAGTTCCTGTAAAAAAATCATTAGTCGATATTGTTAATTGAGTTTCGCTATCTACACTTACAACAAATGCGCTTCCTCCAGAATATATTCCTCCTCCTGTAGTATTGACTATTAACTGACCTGCCACTACCTGACCTCCTGTAACAAAAGTTGCTGCTGAATCTATTAATGTATTTCCTGTTGAACCAAAAGTTAAAGTACCCGTAGCTGTAAGGTTTGGATAGTAATTAATTTTATCTATTAAATAATAATCATCAGGTAAATCAAACAAGTTTATACCTGTGTTAATTAGTCCTTTAGTAGAAGAAAAACTATCTATTACTTCCACTAACCCTTTTATAATATCAGCATAATCACTTCCAGATACTCTTGCATTTTGCTTTACAATCCAACTGTTATACTGATAAAAATAATCTTCAAATATATCTAATTGAGCTTGCTTTGCATATAAATTAAAATCATTAGGAGTTATATACCCATAATTATTTTTGTTTGCAATTGAAAGAACAGTAGCTCTTACTGTATTTATTATTGATGCCATTTATAAACTTATTTTCACAAAGATACAAAAAAAGAGGCTTCATATTTTGAAGCCTCTTTTGTATAGTTATTATTTCATTTTAGAATCTAATATTTTTAAAACTTCTAACCCTTCATCACTCTGTAAAAATGATGCTAGTATAAATAATGGGTCTTCACCATAAGGAACAGTAAGTAGTTTCTTCTTGTTTCCTTTTAGATTATAGTAAACATCTTTTTTGTTTTTTAATGTTAAAAGATTTTCACTAAAGAAATTAGCACATTTGTTTTGAAGCTTTAATAAAGGATCATTCATAGCCTCCATAAAGTCATTTGGATATCTCTTAGCAAATAGTCTAACATCTCTTTTTAATTCAGAAGAAGTTAAATTCTCAACTCTTAATCCTATTACAACTCTAGCTATAGTTTCAAGCATTTCAATACCTAAATCTTTTGCTATAAGCTGAGACTCTAAAGCTAAGTCTAAAGATTCTACATCTTCACTTGCGTCTCTTTCTTTGTCAACCTCTACAAACATCTGTCCGTTTGATGGATGATAAGCTAAAAACTTTTGTAATATCTGATTTTGTTTTGATACAAACAACATACCATCTTCAAAGACGATAGGTTCTAAGATAACATTCTTGTCTTGCTCATCTTCAAAAATACTTTTTGAATTTCTAGCATAACGTAATGCTTTATTTATTCCAGTTTCCTCATCAAACCATAGTAATGACCTTCTCTTTGTGTTTCTTGAAGGGATACTGTAGCTTAAGGGCGCTCTGTTTTGTGTTAATTTGTAAACCTTGTCTACAAATACTGGTTTGTTTTTTAATGCCATATTGATTTAATTTTGATTTAATTTATAATAAAAAAAAGGGAGCTACTTTAATTCACTCCCTTTTGATAATTTACTTCTAGTTTGTAAAGATAAAGAAGTTATTAGCACCTAAAGTACATAAAGCTCTCTCTGATAAGAAGTTTACTTCCATCGCATCTAAATCCGATGTAGCAGCTCCACCAGCTGAACCTGTAATCCAAGTTTTATAACGTCTGTCTTCAGTTTCTGAAGCTCTGTAACGAACGTGTAAGAATGGACGCTTTGCGTTCTTTCCTAATACTTGGTCATATACAGTAGTTGAACCTGCTGGTACTAAAACACCATTAATTGCTCCACCTACGATATCTCCACGCATTGTCGGGTCGTTTAGGTATTTCCAGTCTGTCTTGTAGAAATCATAACCTCTACGGAATCCTGTAAATCCTAAGTTCAAAGCCATCTCTTTGTCATTGTCAAAAAGACCATATGAAGTACCACCTGCTCCGTAAGAGTTTTGTGATGCTAACATATCATCAATATCAAATCCAAATTCTCTGTTTAAGAAAATAACATTCTCTTCGATTGAACCTTGCTTATCTAAACGAGAGATAATAGCATCAAAATCTGCTAATGCAGCAGGGTTTCCACCTGACCATACATTTCCTCTGTTTTCAATAACATAAAACATTCCTTCAGAACCTTTGTTACCAACTCCAGTTGCTACACCTTCAACGATTGCACCTGCTCCAGATGCAGCTTCAGCAGGAACTGCTTCAACCATTGCTGTTTCTAGGTAATCTTCAAAACGTAAACGAGTTTCGTGTTCTGATTTCATGTACCACAAGAATCCAGTTGCACCGTTTTCTGTAGTTACTTCAATCCATCCAATTTGAGCCATGTCAGAACCTGATACTGCGTAACGGTCTTTAATGATAATTGGAGAATTTTCAAAGATAGAATCATCAGCTTCTAGCTGTCCTTGCATACCAACAGATCCTTTCTGAAATTCAGAACCATAGATAAATAAAGAACATACAACTCCTGCTGCCATTGTCTGACCTCCAGCTGCATAGTAAGCTACATCAATTGTACCTGCCGCTGTATCAACTGCTGTTACAATAGCTTTGTTGCTATTTGTAGAAGCCGCTGTGCTGTCAGATAACATAATTGTTTGTCCAACACGAATTGCGATAGAACCAGAACCTGGTACTAAAACATCTCCAATTGTTAATGTTGCTGTGTCAGCTGCTGCCGCTGCTCCTGAAGTTACGTTTGTGTACTTCGTGTGTAGTCTTCCTTGCTCTGCCCATTTGATAAGGTCAGAGTTAGAAGGCATTTCAGCGCCTACCATTCTTAAGAATGATGCTACTGTTCTGTTTCCATAACGTTCAAATTCTTTCTCATAAGTATCTGGAAGATACTGATTTAAGAAATCAAAGTTAGTAATATAATTTGTCTGTAATAAGACTTGTTCTGAGCTTGGCTGTAAGTCAAACCCTGGTACTGCATCTACTGCCATTTTTTTAGTTTTTTAAAATTATTTATTTATTTTTACTTCTTATTCTCAAACCTTTTCCACTTCCAGTATCAACCTGTCTTGCTTTAAATCCTGTGTCGCCTATTGATTGTGGAGTACTTCTTATGTTCATGTTAACATTTTTACTTTTTTTAGAAATATCTCCAACACTATCGGCTTTACCTTGCTCATAAAAATATTTTGCAAAGCGGTCAGGATCCATCGCAGCACTAATTGCTTTATGCCAACCTTTAGCATCTTTAATCAATCCATCATCTCCTAGGTATTTACCTATGAAATTATTTAGATCCATTTGTTTTGCCTTCATTTCCTGTGCATCTCCATAAGAATAACCTATCTTTTTATCTCCTATCTCGAACTCAAAACCTTTGAATTCAGAATTAAAAACATCGTTAGTTCGTTTCTCGAAATACTCATTCTTTTTAAGATTAGCTTCTTGAACTGTCTTAGATTCTTGAATATAACTTTTATAA